CTCCGAGTGGCACGCGTTTCGAACGGCCTTGGTCAGAACCAAGTGGGAGCTTAAGCAGTGTCTTATCTGGGTTAAAAACTCCATTGTTTTGGGGCGAATGGATTACCAGTATCAGCACGAACCCATACTTTACGGGTGGAAGCCTGGTGGCCCTCATCGTTGGTATGGTGGAAGAAATCAAGCGAGCGTGTGGGATTTTCCCAAGCCGATGAGAAATGGTGTTCATCCAACCATGAAGCCTATTGCGCTGGTTGAAAAGGCTATCCAGAACAGCAGCCAGCCTGGTGAGATTGTCTTTGATGGTTTTGGTTGTTCCGGTTCGACCATGGTGGCCGCACATATGCAGGGCCGCAGAGCAAGGCTCATCGAGCTTGACCCGAAGTACTGCGACGTCATCGTTTCCCGGATGCGCGATTTATTCCCGGACTTAACGATTACCAAAAACGGGGATAGCGTTGCTGCCTAATGTCAGTAATCTCCCTTTCCCAAATGGCCAAGCTGCTTTGTGTGTCTGAGCGGCGCGTTCAGCAGCTGGCCAAGGAAGGGATTATCCCCAAAGCCAAACAAGGCCAGTATGAGCTACTGCCGTCTGTTCAGGGCTACATCAAGTACCTGCAGAATCTGAACAAAGAGCACTCTCCGGAAGGCGGCAAAACCAAAGCCGATCTCTATGCGGCCCAGGTCCGGATGACCGAGGCCAAAGCCAAACGGGAAGAATTGCGAACGGCACAGATTGAAGGCCTTCTGGTGCCGGTCTCAGAAGTGGAAGACATGTGGCTCACCCTGATGGCCAACCTGAAATCTAAAGTGAATAGCATCTCCCAGGATTGGTCTCATAAACTACTTGGCATCGATAGCTTAAAAGAAATGCGCCAGCAGCTTAAAAATATGGCGCACGAGGTGCTCGATGAGCTCTCAAAAACAACTATATAGAGATTGGCATCCGGGCCTGCTGAACGTCGTCCGGAAATCCCTTAAGGCCCTGAAACCTCCGGAAAAACTCACACTCTCAGACTGGGCAGAAAAGTACGCCTATCTAAGCCCGGAAAACTCGGCAACCCCAGGCAAGTGGCACAATATCCCGTACCAGGTGGGCATCATGGATGCGGTCACCGATCCCACCGTGCGGGAAATCTCGGTAATGAAATCCGCCCGCGTCGGCTATACCAAAATCATCGACCATGCCATTGCCTACTTCATCCACCAGGACCCGTCACCCATTCTGATGGTTCAGCCCACCATCGAGGATGCCAAGGGGTATTCCAAGGATGAATTCGACCCAATGATTCGGGACACGCCTGTCCTGGCGGAATTATTCACGAAAGCCAGCCGTCAGGATCTCGTCAAGTCGGAGAAGGAAAAACCGGTCAAAGACCAGGAGCAAACCATCCAGTCCAAGTCATTTCCTGGCGGTAAGCTCTATTTTGTGGGGGCCAACAGCCCGCGAGGCTTCCGCCGGATTACGGTGCGGGTTGTGCTGTTCGACGAGGTGGACGGCTACCCGGTTGAGGGCGCAGGCGACGAGGGCGACCAGATCGCTCTGGGTAAAAAGCGGGCGCAAACCTTTGATAATGCCCTGTTTCTTAAAGGCTCAACACCCACCATCAAAGGCGTCAGCCGGATTGAGCGAGAATTCCTCGCAGGCGACCAGCGCCATTTTTATGTGCCGTGCCCCCACTGCGGCGTGATGCAGACGCTGGAGTTCAACGACAAAAAGAAACACCTGGGATACTCTCAGGCCGTGCTGCGCTGGCCGGAGGGCAAACCCCACGAGGCATATTTTGAGTGCTCCACCGGCTGCATCATCGAAGAGAAGCAGAAGGTAAGGATGCTGGAGCAGGGCCAGTGGATTGCCCATGCTGAATTCAACGGCCATGCCAGCTTCTTTATCTGGGCTGGGTATTCAGTATTCGCCAACGCCAGCTGGGGCAATATCGCCGCCGAATTTGTGGAAGCCAAAAAGGACCCGGTCACGCTGCGGGTGTTCGTCAACACGGTACTGGGCGAAACCTGGGAAGAAAAAGGCGAGACGGTCGACGAGAACTGGCTGGCCCAGCGCCGGGAAACATACGATGCCGAGGTGCCAGCCGGTGCTCTGGTATTGACGGCAGGCGTCGACATTCAGGCCGATCGGATTGAATGTGAGGTACGCGGCTGGGGCATTGCCGAGGAAAGCTGGGGCATCGAGTACCGGATATTCTATGGGGATACCTCACAGGGCGATGTGTGGCAGGCGTTGGACGATTACCTGGGCACACGCTTCCGCCACGAGAACGGCCACGATTTAACCATCGCCTCGGTGTTTATTGATGCCAAGTACCAGACGCAGATGGTGTATGACTACGTCCGCCCACGGCAAGGCCGACGGATTTACGCCATCAACGGCCAGGATGGAGCCGGGCGGCCCATCGTCAAACGCGTCAGCGCCAAGCGTAAAGGCAAGGATCGCAGGGATGTCGACCTGGTGCATATCGGCGTCGATACGGCCAAGGATATGATTTATGCCCGGCTGCGCATGCCGGAACCTGGCCCAGGGTATTACCATTTTCCGGACGACTACGATGCCGAATATTTTTCCCAGCTGACCGCCGAGCAGGCCAAGATTAAATTTTCCAAGGGCTTTGCCTACCGGGTTTGGGAAAAAACCAGAGCCCGAAACGAGGCGCTGGACGTCAACGTGTACGCCTTGGCGGCGATGAAAATGCTGAATCCGAATTTCGAGGCCTGGGCCGAGCGACTCAAGCCGCCAGAACCTGAGAACCAAAAAGCACCCGTCACTTTTAAACGGGTGGTATCGCGAGGCGTTGAGCTGTAATCGGCACGTATGGCGTGACTCAACAAGCGGCACGTTAAAACTGATTTAATCAGGGCTATCCAATGACTAGAGGGTCTATCCGTGGCCTTGAAATCCTATGCAGAAATGGCCGAAGAGGTCCAGGCGGCAATCTCTGCCATCCTGGGCGGTGCTCAATCCTACTCAATTGGCAACCGTTCCCTGACCCGAGCCAACCTCAAGGAATTGCTGGAGCTTGAAAAGCACTACCGCTCGCTGGCCTCTCGTGAGGCGGCCGGTGGCATCCAGGTGCGCGGAGTCACACCCGTACTATGAGACTGCCACAGATCGAAAGCAATGTTCTTGATCGGGTGATCGAGTTTTTTAACCCGGCGCTGGGCGTCGAGCGCAAACGGAATCGATTGATTCTGCAGATGACCGGCGGCGGGTACAAAGGCGCATCGCGCAAAAGCCGGGCGCTATCGTCGTGGGATTATCGGGACAGCAGCGCCAATGCCGCCAGCGTGCCGGACTTGCCGACACTGCGGGCACGCTCTCGGGATCTCATACGAAACAACCCGCTGGCCGCTGGTGCGATTAATACCAAGGTCACAAACGTCGTCGGCTCAGGCCTTCGACTGCAAAGCTGGATAGACCACGAATATCTGGGTTTGACGCCAGAACAGGCCGACGCCTGGGAAAAGAACGCCGAGCGTGAGTTCCGCCTCTGGGCGATGCAGAAAGAGTGTGACCTTGCCAGGACCGTCAATTTTTACGACATGCAGGATCTGGCTTTTCGCTCCGTGCTGGAAAATGGCGACGTGTTCGCCTTGATGACCATGTGGAAGCCGAACGTCCCTGTGACCTATCGGCTGGCCATCCAGCTGATCGAGGCGGATCGGGTTTCTAATCCTAACCGCCAGGCAGACACCGATGACCTCTGTGGCGGCGTTGAGCTGAACCCATATGGCGCACCGGTGGCCTACCACATCTCCGACAAGCACCCGGGCGGGTTCAGTGGATGGGCAATGACCTGGACGAGAATACCGGCCTTTGGCGAGCGTACAGGCCGTCGGAATGTGCTCCATTTATTCCGGCAGCTTCGCATCAACCAGTGTCGGGGTATTCCGGATCTGGCGCCAGTGATTCAACCACTCAAGCAGCTGGGCGATTACACCGACGCCGAGGTGATGGCGGCTGTGGTCAGCTCGTTATTCACCGTGTTTATCAAGTCCGAGAGTGAACTGGGCGGTTTCCAGCCTGCCGAGGAAGTGGGCGGCAAAACGTCGGACAAGGATTTCAAACTCGGCCCGGCAGCAATGCTCCGCCTGGCCCCCAATGAATCCATTGAAACCACCAATCCTGGGCGTCCCAACGAGAAGTTCGATCCCTTCGTGATGGCCGTGTTGCGTCAGATTGGCGTGGGTTTGGAATTGCCCTTTGAATTGCTGGTCAAACACTTTACCGCCTCGTATTCAGCAGCGCGGGCCGCCTTGCTGGAAGCGTGGAAGTTTTTCCAGGCCCGTCGTTCATGGCTGGCCGAGAACTTCTGCCAACCGATTTATGAAGCCTGGCTGACCGAGGCTGTTGCCACCGGTCGTCTGAGCGCCCCCGGTTTTCTAAAGGACCCGGCCATTCGTGCAGCGTATGCCAGAGCGCTGTGGATTGGCCCGGCCAAAGGACAGATTGACGAGCTCAAGGAAGTCAAAGCCGCCGAGCTCCGGGTGGATATGGGGATATCCACACTAACCGAAGAGACGGCAGCCTACTCCGGTTTGAGCTGGGAAGAGATCCACGCCCAGCGCGTGAAGGAGCACGAGATGCGTGAGGCTGCCGGGCTGAATGCGCAGCCCACAAACACAACCAGTCCAGATCAGGAGGCTCAGAACCCCGATGCATAAATGGTTTTCAATGAAGGCCAATGGTGAGAAGACGGCCGATATCTATATTTACGACCAGATTGGTGAGAACTGGTGGGGAGATGGCATATCCGCCAAGCGCTTTGCCGAGGACCTGAAGGCCCTGGGTGACCTGGACACCATCAACCTGTTTATCAACAGCCCAGGTGGCGCCGTGTTCGATGGCCAGGCCATTTATAGCCTGCTTTTGAATCACAAGGCCAAGGTGAATGCACGCATTGACGGCCTGGCTGCATCCATTGCCAGCGTCATCGTCATGGCGGCGGATACCATCACCATGCCGGATAATGCGCTATTCATGATCCACGACCCGCTGACGGTGGCTGTCGGCAACGAGAACGACATGCTCAAGGCGGTGGAGCTCCTGCAGAAAGTCAAAGAGACGGCCCTTAATGCTTACCAGCGTAAGACGAGCCTTGACCGTACCACTATCGCTCAGATGATGAGCGATGAAACCTGGATGACCGCCCAGGAAGCCAAGGCCAACGGCTTTGTGGACGTGGTCTCCGAATCGGTTCCCATGGCCGCTATCGCGCATTTTGACGCATCCAAGTTCCAGAACGTGCCGCCACAATTGGCCGCACTCACAAGCGTGGCACGGCCTGCGCCTGCCTCCATCGAGCCTGAAAACACGGCTCACATCCCTGTTAATCAGAAAGGAGAACCCCCCGTGGAAATCACCATGCAGCTATTGCAGGAAAAGGCGCCGGACCTGCTGAAAGACATCCAGGCGCAAGCAAAAAAAGAGGGCGCCGAATCAGAACGCGCCCGCATCAAAGGCGTATCCGAGCAGATGCTGGCCGGGCATGACGCCCTGGTGCAGGAGCTCATGTACGACGGCGTGACATCACCGGAGCAGGCTGCCCTCAAAATTGTGGCCGCCGAGAAAGCTCTTGGCAAAACCACCATGCAAGCCATTGAGGCTGACGCGCCCTCCGCTGTGAAATTTACACCGGTCAATGCCGCCAAGGCTGAGGACAAAGCCGCTGCCATCGATCCCAACCTCCCGTTGGATGCGCGTTGCAAAGCTGAGTGGGAAACCTCCAAAGACCTGCAGAACGAATTCAGTTCGCTGGAAGCCTACACGGCGTTCTGCAAGGCCGATGAAAAAGGCCTGGTCAAAATCAAGGGCCGTGCTTAAGCGAGTCTAAGCAAGCATTTTGTGATTGGAAACAAGGAGATCAAGTGAATGACTACCTTAGCAGTGGATAAGGCCCGGACGTTTGAACTGGGCAGCATCAACGAACTACCCGTCATCGCCACCGATATCATTTACGAAGGCGCTGCCGTGGGTGATAACGGCTCGGGTTATGCCCGCCCGCTGGTGGCTGGCGATCCCTTCCGGGGTTTTGCCGAATCCAACGTGGACAACAGCACCGGCGCTGCCGGAGCCAAGAATGTTCGAGTCCGGACAGAAGGCTTGGTTCAACTGAGCGTTGGCAGCCTCGCCATCACCGATGTGGGCAAACCAGTCTATGCAAGCGACGACGACACGTTCACCCTGACCGCCACTAGCAATAGTTACGTGGGCCGTGTGCATCGGTTCATCAGCACCGGCGTCGGCATCGTGGCGTTTGACGCCAACAAGGGCGACCTGGGTTTGATTGGCGCATTGACCGACAGCAGCGGTGGAACGGCATCGGATACCATTGCGGCTATCGGAGGCACCTACAGTCAGACAGAAGTACGCAACGCCATCGCTTCATTGGCCGCCAAGGTCAACGCGCTGGCCAAACTCTTGGCGTAGCGCCTGGGAACCAGCGCCAACAGGAATTAAGCAGTCAATGTTAAGGAGCAGAAAGTTATGGGTGCAAAGGGTTTAAGCTCGCGGGCGATTATCGGGGAGTTCTATCTTGCCCTTGAGCAGGATACTGGCCAAAGCTGGCTGAATAGTGTTGCGATGAAGTTCGACAGTGACCAGGAGTCGGAGACCTACAAGTGGCTCGGAATGGTTCCTGCTATGCGCGAATGGATCGGCGGACGTCATGCCAAGGGGTTCCGTGACAATGGATTCACCATCTGGAACAAAAAATTCGAGGCAACGCTCGAAGTCTTGGTTGATGATATGCGTCGTGACAAGACTGGTCAAACCTATGTTCGTATTCGTGAATTAGCGGAACGGGCCAAAACACATTGGCAAAAGCTGGTCATCGAATTAATCGTCAACGGGGCATCCAGCCTGTGCTATGACGGTCAGTATTTCTTTGACACGGATCACTCTGAGGGTATTAGCGGCAGTCAGTCGAATAAAATTGAGGCGGATATTTCAACATATCCAACGGCACAGCATGGCATCATCACAGCACCTTCTGCTGGTGAAATGGTACACGCGATTTACGCCGGTATACAACAGATGCTCATGTTCAAAGATGATCAGGGCGAACCGATGAACGAGAATGCCAATAATTTTCTCGTAACAGTGCCCATTAATCTTTTGAACCCGTCGAATGCAGCTGTTAAGAGCAAGGTTTTGGCAAGCGGAGAAGACAACACCCTGGCCAATAGTGATTTCAGTATCACCGTAAAGCCAAGCTCAAGGTTATCGGCCGCTGGATGGAATGATAAATTCACTGTTATTCGTACTGATGGCCAGGTCAAGCCTTTTGTCCTGCAAGAGGAAGAAGGTGTCAAAGTCAAAGCCCTTGCCGAAGATAGTGAACTTGAATTCAACGAGGACAAGCACCAATACGGTATCAAGGCTATCCGGAACGCCGGGTATGGCTACTGGCAGCAAGCCGTTCATGTCACCCTGATCTAGGTCTGACGCGAAGCGTAGGCGGTCTGGCTTAAATCCTGCCGCCTCTTATTTTTTGTTTTTGAAGGAGAGCCTTATGCGGTTGTTTGAAGTCACCAGCCCGTTTGTCTTGCTTAATAGCGGCCGGATTCGTCTGACAGACAAGCAATACACGGATCGCGCCCACGCCCTGGGTAAAACCGACGACGTCCATGTGTACACCATCGAGAAGCCAGTGGGATTCAAGCACGGCGAGGTGTTTGAATATGACGGCGAATTGACACCAACCTTGGCCAAGGATGTAAAGGCGGCGGAAGAATCCCTGCAGGAAACGCCGGACGCAACCTTCACCGTCAAGGACCTGGCTGAGCAGCTGGGCCTGAACGTGAAGCAAACCCTGGCCCTGCTACGTGACAAGTTCGCCCTGGTACTGAATGCAGGCCGCGATATCGTGCCGCTTGCCATCGTGGAGCAGGCCCTCGACGACGAGGAGTCGACCGAAGAAGAAACCAGTGAGGAAGAATCGCCCGAGGAAACACCGGACGAATACACTTCTGACGATTCCTCCGGCGAAGAATTCACCACCGAGGAGCAATTCAGCCCGGAGTCCTAACCCATGACGCTGGATTTTGAAAACATCGACCTGTTTTTCAACCTCACGGAATTTGCCCAGGAGGTTCAAATTGGCCCGGTTGGCAATCAAACCACCATCCGGGCCATTTTTGACAACGAATTCTGGCAGATGGAGGAAGGCGTCGCAGCGGTGTCGACTAGCCAACCAAAAATCACCTGCCGATCGATGGATGTTCAGAATAAACCCACTGGCACGCCGGTCTATGTTAGTGGCGTTCAGTACCGGATGGCAGACAAGCGTCCAGACGGCACCGGCATCACCGAGGTTTATCTCCACCGAGGATAGTCATGACGCTCAAGCGAAAATTAATTCGAGACTATGTCGTGGCCCGGCTGGGTACGGCCATCAGCCCTGGCGTTTACCCGACAAGCGCACAAGGCCGTGTGTATGATTCACGGATATTGGCGCACCAGGCCAGGCTTGAAGACGCCACCGAATTGCCCGCCATTAATGTGTACACGCTGGATGACCGGGTGCTGGAAGTGATTTGCGATCCGCCACTCGTTTATAAAATGGAATGCGCCCTCGATGTCGAAGTCATCGTCAAGGCCAATGATACCTATGCCGCCGATCTCGATACGATGTGCGAGCAGATTATGGCCCGCATCCCCTACTACCTGGCGTCAAACAAAGATGACCGAATCGTCGAAAGCTGCCTGTATGACCGCACGGAAATCGCCATGATTGTCGATGGTGAGCAACCCATCGCCGTGGCGAAAATCGGCTATAAATGCACGTATGAGCAGGATGAAATCACCATCGAGGATCTGGATCAGATTCCAAACCTCGAAACGCTCAGTGTTGAGTGGGATATGTATTCGCCTCGGAATACAGACGTCGATGGCCCGGACGGCCAGATCGATAAAACAGACTTGGTGAATCTGCCCCAATCCTGACAAATGGCGTGACGAAACAAAGGCCTTGCAGAATTTGGAATAATGCGATTAATCGCTGTTTGCATTATCGACGGGAGCCTTGAACTGTGTATGTAAAGCCTGCACACCCGAGTCTGGTCATCCGTGACCCACACACGTTGCGGATTCTGCCGCCGGAAGGCGCTGCCGTGACGGATACGACCTATTGGCGGCGTCGGCTGGCTGATGGGGATGTGGTATTGGCATCCGAGGCAGAATCCTCGCCTCAGAAAAACAAGGGAGGCGATAAGTAGTGGCCGTTTCATTTAATACGATCCCGTCGAATATTCGGGTTCCTGGTGTTTACGTCGAAATTGACAACACGAAAGCCAACAAGGGGCTGATTCGATTTGCCACCCGTCTGATGGTGTTCGGGCAGCGCTTATCTGCCGGTACTGTAGCCGCTGGCGTTCCAACACTGGTGACCAGCTACGAGCAGGCCGTCACCTATTTTGGCCGTGGCTCCCAGCTGGCCAATATGTTTAAGGCCTTAAAACTCAATAACAACTACACCGAGTCCTAGGCCATTGCTCTGGACGACAACGGCTCCGGCGTTGCCGCCACCGGTACGATTGTGGTGAGTGGCACACCGACCGAGGCCGGTACGATTAATCTCTATATTGCTGGCCAGCGTCTCACCATTGGCGTGACCACAGCCGATACCGCCAGCAGTATTGCGACCGCCATCAATGCAGCCATCAACGCGGCAGCCGACTTGCCAGTGACCTCTACTGTTGATACGGCCACCGTGACCATCGCTTGCAGGCACAAGGGTCTGTGGGGCAATGATATCGACATCCGCACCAATTACCGGGGCAGCCTGGGCGGCGAGAAAACACCGGCGGGCGTGACGCTGACCATCACGGCGATGGCTTCCGGAACGACCAACCCGACACTGCAAACCGCAATCGATGCCATGCCCGAGGAAATCTATGATTTCATCGTCAACCCTTACACCGACAGCACCAACCTGTCAGCGTTGAAAACCGAGTTAACGCTGCGCTGGGGGCCGTTGGTATTGCTGGAGTCACATGCTTTTTCGGCGCACCGGGCCACGGTGGCGAATTTAACCACCCTGGGCAATTCGCACAACAGCCAGCACTTGACGATTATGGGTTACAACGATAGCCCGACACCCCCCTATGAATGGGCAGCGGCGTACGCGGCGGTGGCGGCCTACTACCTGACCATCGACCCGGCCAGGCCGTTGCAGACGCTGGATCTTAAAGGCGTTCTCGCGCCACCATTGACGAGCCGGTTCCTGTTGAGTGAACGAAATATTCTGCTCACCGACGGCATCGCCACATTCAGTGTGGATCGCGATGGTACCGTACGCATCGAGCGGGCAGCGACGACCTACCAGCTCAACGTGGCAAGCGCACCAGATCCGTCCTACCTTGACACAGAGACGATGGCAACCCTGGCCTACTTGTCTCAATCGTTCCGGACTCGGATGAAGCTCAAGTTTCCACGATACAAAATTGCCGACGACGGCACCCGCGTGGGTGTTGGTCAGGCCTTGGTCACACCTCGCGATATCCGGGACGAGTGCATCGCGTTGTTCGGGCTCTGGGAAGAGAACGGCCTGGTGGAAAACGTCGACCAGTTCAAGGACGACCTGGTGGTGGAGCGTGACGGCAGTGACCCGAACCGGGTCAATATCCTGCTTCCGCCGGATCTCGTCAACCAGCTGCGGATCATCGCCACCCAGATCCAGTTCAGATTGTAACGGAGGTTATCGACCAACATGGGCGCAATTGCGGGAAAAGTATTTCTAAAAATCGACGGTGAGCTTGTAGCCCTGGGCGGCTCGGTCACCGTTGGCGTCTCTGACCTGGAGCGAGAGACCATTGTGGGTGTTGATGCCGTCCACGGGTATAAAGAGATGCCCAAGCCCCCATTTATTGAGGCAGAGCTAACACGTAAGGGCATCTCGGTTCAAAAAATCAAAGACCAGAAGGATGCGACAATTACCGCCGAACTCATCGACGGCACCCGTTACGTCCTCCGGAATGCCTGGGTGGTTACAGCCATTGAGCTGGATGCGGTTGAGGGCAAGTTCAACGTGCGCTGGGAAGGTGTTGAAATCCAAGAAAGCGTGGCTCAGGCATGATCACCGTTGAGTTAAAAAATCCCGTTGAGATTGACGGGCAGATGACGACCACGGTTCAGATCAAAGAACCCCGAGTCAAGCACATGCGCGAGACGGCGCATCTAACCAACGCCGAAGAACGCATTTATGCCTTGGTTGGTACACTGGCCGGAATCACACCAGGCGCACTGGGTGAAATGATGCTGGATGACTTCGACAAGCTCGAAAGCGCCGTGACACCTTTTTTGCCCGATTCCCTGAAGATTGGGCGGTTATTGCCTGGAGACTCGCTTGCCAGTGTGGCGGCGGAATTCGCGACATCGAAAAACTCACAGCTGGCCAGTTAACGTTCTGGGCCAATACCTGTATCGAAGCCAATAAGGCGCAGGAAGCATGGGATTCAAAGAGTACTCAGTCGCCATAGTGATCAAGGCCCTGGATAAAGCGTCCGGGCCTTTGAAGCAGCTTGGCTCACATCTGAACCAGCTCAAAGCGTCGGGGCATCTCAAGTCGATGGCTAACGCCACCGACAAATTCAAAAGCTCGTTATCCAACGCAGGAAAAGAAACCGGGGCTTTTGCAGCCAGGTTGACGGCAATGGCTGCCGTAGGCGGTTATGCCTTTAAAAAGCTGTTTGTGGACACGGCCGTTGAGTTTGAAAACTACCGAACGATTTTGGAAACCGTCGAAGGTTCCTCCAAAAAGGCGGAGAAAGCCCTGAGCTGGGTTTCGAATTTTGCAGCCACCACTCCCTACGAAATCGGTGAAGTCACAGAGGCCTTTGTACGGCTACGTGCCTATGGGATGGAGCCAACCAAAGGCCTTCTGCGTTCGCTGGGTGACACATCCGCTGCGATGGGTAAACCGTTGATGCAATCGGTGGAAGCCATCGCCGATGCCATTACTGGCGAAAATGAGCGCCTGAAGGAATTTGGCATCAAGGCCCGAAAAGGCGGCGGGATGATTGCCTATGAATACACGGACAAGAACGGTAAGACAGTCGTCAAGAAGGTCAAGGCCAACAACCGGGAGCTGATCCAGGCGACCCTGATGGGCATCTGGAACAATAAGTACGCCGGTGCGATGGAGAAACAGTCGAAGACCTTTGCCGGGATGCTCTCCAATATTTCGGATGCATTCACCCGGTTTGAGTTGATGGTGATGGGCTCCGGGCTGTTCGACATGATGAAGGACGAAGTGTCCGGAGTCCTGGATTCACTCAACCAGATGGCCAACGATGGCAGTATGAAAAAGCTGGCTCAGAGTGTTGGCACAGAACTCAAGGCGATGTTCGTTGAACTTAAACAGGCAGCCATTGAAGTCTGGCCAGTCCTGAAACAAATCGGCGGCACGATTGCAGCCTTGGCAAAGAACCTGGGCGGCTATGGCAACCTGTTAAAGGTCATCGTCGCGGCCATGGCCATTCCAGTGGTCGTGAGCTACATTCAATCCATCGTTGCCGGGGTTGGTCTAATCAATGCAGGCCTTGGTTTGATGGGCCTCAACTGGGGCATGATTGGCACGGCGGTGGTGACCTTTGGCAGGCTATTGCTCACGGCTCTGGCTCCATTTGCGCCTGCGCTCATTACCATTACCGCCATCGGCATTGCCGGGACGATTTTGTATAACAAGTGGACGCCGTTTAAGCAGCTGGTGGATCGGATCGTCTCGAACCTGAAAGAAGTTCCGGCCTTATTGAATTATGCCACCGGCGGCGGTCGAGCGACCGTGATGGATACCAGCAAGTTGAACCCTGCGGCTCGGAAACGATACGACGCCATCATGGCTCAAAAAGGCGGCAAGCGGGCGATTGGCGGACCGGTTCGCGCAGGCCTGGCGTATACCGTGGGTGAGTTCGGGCAGGAAACATTCATCCCCAATCAGTCGGGACGGATTCTCAACCAGCGCCAGATGGGTGGAAGAGACGAGCTGCACATCACGCTGACCATCGATTCCAAAGGCATGCCCCAGGTGGCCAATGTGGAGAGCCGGACGGCGCGTAAAGTCGTCGTCAGCACCAACAAGGCGGCCCGTGGTCCTATGATGGCGCCGGGGTATTAGCGATGGCCTGGCGTGACCGTTTACAAAAAGCGAGCTTCAGAGGCGTTGAATTCTATGTGGATTCGGCGGATGTGGACTTTGGGCGGCGCAATGTGTTGCACGAGTACCCGTACCGGGATGACCCCTACGGCGAAGACCTGGGCCGTAAGGCCAGAACATACAACCTGACAGCGTACCTCCTGGGTGAGGAGTACCCGGAGCAGCGGGATCGACTTATCGCTGCCATCGAGGACCGCTCCGAACCGGGGACGCTCATCCATCCGACGCTAGGCTCCATCGACGTTATCCCGGCGGATGGCTGCAAAACCAGCTGGAGCAAGAACGAGGGCGGCATCGAGTACCTCACCCTGGTATTCGTCCAGGCTGGCGAGAATCAATACCCCAAGGCAGACATCGACACGCGGGCCGCTATCCTGACCAAGGCTGAAACAGCCCAGGAAACCGTGGCCACCACGTTCGAGGCCAAGTTCGATACCGACGGTTTCCCGGAATTCGTCGCCACCGATGCCGAAACCGTGAGCGTTGCTATGGCTGACCAGATCGAAGCGGCTGGCAATGCCTACCCGGTGGATCCGGAAATCAGCCCGGTCTTGTTTGGTTCCGTGTCGGATTTTGTGTCGGAGAAATCGACTCTGGTTCGCAACCCTCGCAGCTTTGTCGCTAGGGTGCAGGAAATCACCAACGCCCTGGATCAGGTCTTTCCAGATGCGCTGAATGCCTACAAAGCGTTCAAGCGCTTACTGGCCTTTGGTGATGATTTTGTGCCGGTACCCACCACGACAACCACCCGAGAGCGGCAGGCACAGAATCGCAAGGCCCAGGTTGACCTGGTGCGCCGTGAGGCCCTCATCGGGATGGCCAAGGCGGTTCCGGATATCGACTTCGACAGCTATGACGACGCGGTGGTATTCCGGGACGAGGTTGCCACCTACCTGGACGACGAGATTCTGACCATCGGCGATACCGATGATGATGAAGTGCTGCAGGCCTTCGTTGACTTACACACGGCGGTGGTGGCTGATGTGACGACCCGAGGCGGCAACCTGGAGCGCGTCAAAACAGTACGCCTCCGGGAAACGCTCCCAGCCCTGGCTGTCACCTATGAACAATACGATTCAGCCGAGCGCGATCAGGATCTTATCGACCGGAACAAAATCCGGCATCCGGGCTTTGTCCCTGGAGGCAGTGAGCTGCAGGTGCTGGTGTGAGCACGCTTCTATCACTTTCCATCAACGGACAGGCCAACGTCGGCTGGAAAACCATCGAGGTGACGCGCTCGATGGAGACGCTCTCTGGTGAGTTTCGCCTGGGCCTATCTGATCCGTGGGCAGTCACCGAGAAAGTCCGGCAGATTTTTCCAGGCGACAGCTGCAAGGTGCGCATCGGTTCGTCCACCATCCTCACCGGCTACGTGGACGAGGTCAATGTGTCCCTGGATGACAAGTCCCACGGCCTTGATGTATCCGGGCGGGACACCACCGGCGACCTGGTTGACTGTTCTGCAGTCCATCCCACTGGGCAATGGTCAGGGCTCACGCTTGAGGCGATTGCCACCATCCTTTGCGCCCCATTCGGTATCAAAGTCCGAGCGGATGTGGACACCGGCGCGGCGTTTCCCAAGTTCGCCATTCAGCAGGGCGAGACAGTGTACGAGGCGATCGAGCGGATGTGCCGCCTGCGTGCCGTACTGGCCATGGCGGATGACCAGGGCGGCCTGTTAATTACGCGGGCCAAGAGCATTCCCTCTGGCATCACGCTCAAAGAGGGCGGTTTGATTAAGGCGATCCAGGGCAATTTCAACGCCCGTGAGCGGTTCAGCACGATTTACGTGAAAGGCCAAACCCAAGGCGATGACAACACCCCTGGCCAGGTGTCCACCAAGGGCCTGGGCAGTGCCCGCGATCCAGAGATTTCCCGTTATCGCCCACTACTTGTCCAGGCGGAAGGGCAGGCCACCTCCTCACGCTGCCTGGATAGGGCACGATGGGAAGTGGCGGTGCGTTCCGGACGTTCCCGGAAAGCCACCATCACGGTTCAGGGATGGCTCAACCCCAATGGCCAGCTCTGGACGGTGAACACCATCGTCAAGGTCATCAGCGCCACCTGCGGCATCAATGCCAATATGCTGATTTCTGAGCTGACGTTTACCGTTGACGATAATGGCGGGCAGATCACCCAGCTGACTGTCGTCAGGCCGCAAGCCTATCAGCTGCTCATTGAGTTTGAGTTGCCGCCGGTGAAAAAGAAGAAAGGCCGCAAGAAAAACAAAAAGCGCAAGAAAGACACCGAGGAGTTCGACCTATGACCCTGCAGGCGGTGGCTCGGATGGTTAAGAATATGCTGGGCCGGGCGCTGGTGAACCTGGTGAATGACGCGCCCGGCATCCAGACGATGCAGATTGACTTGCTGGCCGAAGAGACCCACAACACAGTCGAGCGCTATCAGAATTATGGATTCTCGTCCGTCCCTCTCACTGGTGCCGAGGCAGTGGCCTTGTGCGTAGGCGGGAACCGAGATCATCCGATTGTGATTGTGGCCGACGACCGGCGATATCGGAAGAAAGGCCTTCTGCCTGGCGATGTCTCAATTTATACGGCCACCGGCATTTACATAACGCTGCACAACGCCACCGGCGCCATTAGCATCTTTGCGGCCACAGGCGGCGTGAGCGTCGAGGGTAATCTCACGGTAACCGGCGATATTCATGCCACCGGCAACGTGTCCGATGGCGTCCGGAGCATGGAAGCCGACCGGGATATTTACAATATTCATAGGCATCCGGAGACCGGTTCGACGACCAACGTACCGAACCAGCAGCAGTAAGGGCCCACAATGGCGGATCTTCGCTTTCAATTCATCGACGACACACTGTTCGATTTCTATCTGGAGAACGCTGATCTGGCCACCGGCCAGGACCTGCATTCGGCAGTGATCGTCTCGCTGTTTACCGATCGCCGGGCGCGTATCGATGACCCGTTGCCCTATGACGCTGGCTCACGTCGGGGATGGTGGGGCGATACCTTTGAGCCCATTCAAGGTGACCGAATCGGCAGCCGACTCTGGCTGTTGAGCCGGGAAAAACAGACCCAGGCCACGCTGGCCAGGGCTCAGGAATATTGCCGGGAAGCCTTGCGATGGCTCATCGAGGACGGTGTTGCATCCCGTGTGGATGTGGAGGTGACCTATCCGCGCATGGGTGTCATGGCTATTTTCGTCGGCATCGACAAGCCCACCGGCCGCGAGGAGTTTCGCTTTGATTACCCCTGGCAGCAGATCCAGGCGGATGTTGTGGAGGTGACTCGTTAATGTCGTTCGATTCCGGATTTTCCAGGCCAAGCCTGCAGACACTGATTGACCGGGTACAAACCGACATCAACAGCCGTTTATCTGGGGCAGACAGCCGACTGCGGCGGGCAGCGCTTACGGTCATTGGCCGCGTCCTCGCCGGATTGGCCCACGGGTTATATGGGTTTCTCGATTTTATTTCGCGCCAGGTGTTTCCCGACTCGGCCATCACCGAGTTTCTCGACCGGTGGGCGGCCATCTGGGCAATTTCTCGCAAGGCGGCCACCAAGGCCACCGGCACGGTGACCATCACCGGCAGCAATGGGACGGTTATCGATTCGGGCACGGTACTACGCCGTGGCGATGGCCTTGAGTACGTGACCACGGCCAGTGGCATCATCTCCGGCGGTACTGTTGCCATCGCCATCGAAGCCAGCACGGCGGCGGAAGCTGGGAACGCAGCCATCAACACGGTGCTAAGTTTTTCCTCGCCAGTCTCCGGAGCCAATGCCACCGGAACCACCAGCGCTCTGACCGGCGGTACCGATACCGAATCCGACGACAGCCTGCGGGCGCGATTACTGGCCCGCATTCAGGAACCGCCACACGGCGGCGCCAAATTCGACTACGAGGCCTGGACGTTATCGGTGGCAGGCGTTACCCGCGTGTGGGTTTATCCGCTGGAAGAGGGTGAGGGTACGGTCATCGTCCGTTTTATGATGGATGATACCTATACCAATGGCATCCCATTGGCAGGCGACGTGACCACTGTCCAGACGTACCTGGAGAGCGTTCGTCCAGTGACGGCGGATGTGACCGCAGTGGCGCCTATTGCGGCACCGATGAACTTCACCATCGACCTGGGCACCGATGACACAGCCGAAATCCGGGCAGCGGTCGAGGCTGAGCTTAAGGATATGCTCAGGCGTGATGCAAAGCCAGGCGGTACGATTCTTGTCAGTCGGATTCGTGAGGCCATCTCGATTGCGGCCGGTGAGACTGATCATGTTCTGACCACGCCCAATGCCAACGTAACGCATACCACCGGGCAGATTGCCACTATGGGCACGATTACCTGGACGTAAGGACGATACATAATGCCACGCTTACGCGCTTCCGACTATTTTCAGCAGCTGATAGGTTTGTGGCCCCAGGGATGGGCCTGGAACAGCGTTTATAAGGCTGACAGCAAACAAGCCGAAACCCTTAAGGCCATCAGCGAGGAACCGGCTCGAATCGATGGCCGTGCCTGGGACCTGATCGAGGAGGTCGACCCGAGAACCACCATCGAGCTGTTGGAAGACTGGGAGCGTGTTCTCGGTTTGCCTGATGCGTGTACTGGCCAGCTGGAAACATTGCAGCAACGACGCAATGCGATTGTGGCCAAGCTGACGCAAATCGGCAAACAGACGCCTCAGTACTTTATCGACGTGGCGGAACGGCTTGGGTTTGAAATCACCATCACCGAGTACCGGCCGTTTCGCGCTGGCCAGAGCTACGCCGGTGAGATGGTCATGGACGAATCGGCCATCCACTACTGGCAGGTCAACGCACCGGCCACCAGCAGCACCCTGTTTTATGCTGGCCAGAGCCTGGCAGGTGAGCACCTGTGGACGTTCAACAACGACCAGCTCGAATGCGCTCTGAATAAAATCAAACCAGCCCACACGATTCTAGAATTCAGTTATTCATAACCCCGTGGCGTGACACCCCAACACGGCGGCCAGGGCGGGTATGGTAGTCACAGGAGGACCGTCCTGTGCAACGTATTGACCATACAACCAATGTTGGCGTTTTACCGACACCCGAAGACCTGGCTACTCCGGGATATTTTCGCCAGTACCCGACATCAGGCGCTCCCAAGGGTACGCTGGTAACGCCGGACTGGTGTAATCACATCCAGGAAGAGATTGCCAACGTCATCGAGGGCGCAGGCATTACCCTGGATAAAACCGCATTTAACCAGTTGTTTCTGGCGATTCAGTCCCTGCGTGGCATTATTCCGGGCTATCTGTACGGCTTGGAAATGCTCTGGGTGAACGCCAACACGATCCAGATGCAAACCGGACGTTGTGTGGATGCCACCGGCGCAGCCGTGATGGAAATCACCAGCACCCAGAACGTGACACTCAACACGGCCGTCGGGATTAATTCCATCGACGCAGGAACCAAAGCCAACAGCACATGGTACGCCGTCTGGATGTGCAAAGGCGCATCCGGTACCGGGTTTGTGTATTCAACCAGTTTCTCGGCGCCAACGCTGCCAAGCGGGTACACCACCTATAAGCGCCTGGTGGGCGCTGTGCAGACCGACGGCTCTGGGAACATTCTCAAGTTTTATTGCCGTGGTAAAGGCCCGGACAAAGAAGTGCAGTGGGATGTGTACCGCATCATCGTTAACGCGGTGGATGGCACGTCTGGCACCTGGAACAGCACCAGTACCAGCGGCGCGTACGTGCCAGCAGCCGCCCCAGGCATGCGAGAGTTGATATACCACGGCGATGCCTACACACAAACCACACCAGGCGCTGCAGGTGTCGACCGGTTGGAAGTACGGGTTAAGGGTTCCACCGGGCCTCAACATAGCACCATCATCCGAGGCACCACAGGTGGTGGCGTATCAGGTGATGTCAACATGGATCAGATCATTCTTTGCGATTCCAGCGGTGATTTTGAATGGCGCAAGAACGGTACAACGACCGACTTCCTGGCGTTTATCACTGCCTTTGGATTTATGATGAGGCTTTAATTTGATGAAAGCGTTACAACACAAAGTATCTGGCCTATTTAAGCGTTCATCTAATGGTGAGCGGATGTTTGCATGCTGGGACTTTGCCGGGCAATACGACCCGGAGGTTTACGAGCTCGTCGACGTTCCGGAGGCAGGCCCGGCTGAGGAAGATTTTGAGCCAAAGCCCGTCAATAAAACTGAGGCGCTCATTGCGGTGATTCAGTCCTTTGACCCCTCTCTCCAGGCTATCTTTGCCGAGGCCATCTCCAAAGTGGATTCACTGCGGACCTACGGCCTGGAAGAGGCAGCTCTTGCCGTCATCCAGAATGTGAGTATCCCGGCCATCGTGGCCCAGTACAATTTGTCGCCGGAGGTCGAGGCGGCCATTACCGATGGCAAGGCGCAGATTTTAGCGGTTATGACAGGGAGTTAAACCGGCATGGCTCAAACCGTCATCCAGAACAAAGGCCCTAAAGGCTCAAACTATGACCTGATTGACAGTGTATCCGGAAGCAACACGCTGCTGACGGCCACCCTGACGAAAACCGGCGTCTCGAACGACTCGGTCAAGGGCGGGATGCTCCGTTGGTCGGTCAAAGAGTCGGGATTCAGCGGCGATGGCGTGATCACAATTACCGCTGGCTCATACACGGAGCTCGTTTATGTTTCCAAGCCAGGCCCTGGCTGGTATCCCCTTGACCACATTGTGGCTGATTCGATTTCGGCGGCGTTTGCAGCTAATGGCGCTCAAACCAGCGTGACAATCGGCGGCACGATTTAAAACAAAGCCTTATGCGGGTGTGTGTGGTCACCCAGCAAGGCAGAGAGAAGTGGATAATGCGTGGTGGATGGGTTTGATCCAGTTATTTTAAAAGCCCTGAGTGAGTACGGCGGGCAATTAGCGGTCATTATTAGTGTCTTTTTTACCGGTGTGGCGGTATTGGTCACCAAGTTGTTGCTGTTTATCAAGCAGGTCAACGACTCCAAGTGTGATGAATTACGGATCCGGTGCGAAGAGCACAAGGCCGACAAGGACCGGTTTGCAGGCATCGTCGAACGCAATACCGAGGCAATGACCAAAGTATGCAGCGCGGTCGACCACTGCACTCAGGCGATTAATCGCAATACGGTGACGATTCAGGATTTATTAATGCATAGGGATTAAACGGCATGGGACTCAGCGGGTTATCGGGAATGTCCGGAATATCCGGGTTTATGGGCCAGTCTGGCCTGGGTCCTGTCGATCCGCTCTCAATTCCTGGGCTTATCTGGATGGACTCAACCCAAGGCATAACGCCTAAAGAAGCTAATGGCGGACGAGTACAGCGTTGGACAAGTCGAAACACGGCTAGTTACTTTGAAACGATGACAGATGCCAGAATGCCGTTACCTGAAAGCGTAGACAGCCGACAAGCGTTATACCTCGATGGCGCTCGCCATTTGTTCGGGGATACGTCTATCAGGGATTTACTCAATGGTGCTAATGGTTATTCTGTCTTGGCGCTTGTAAAATCAGATAATTTTTCTGCAGAGCGTTGCATATGGTCAATGAGTACCGCCGCATCGGGTAGTATCAACCGGGCCGGTTTGAACCTTACCGCTAGCGGCGTCAAAGTCCAAGGTAGAAAACTCGACGCGGATACAACGTCTACCGCAACAGCAGGCTATTTAAACGATGCCAGCAAATGGCAGGTTTACGGCGGTACCGTCGATTATATTAACCGACGCGCTCGTCTCTATCGAGGCGGCTATCGCGTGGGCACTATTGAGAACTTTGGGTCAGCTGTTGGCAGCGGAACCACTATCACCAATTCTCGTGCTCAAAATAGCCTTTTAGGTTCTAATTTAGGCGCTGGTAATTTCTTTTTAGGGCATTTTGACACGCTACTAATCGGACCAGGTGTTTGGACGGATGCGCAAATGTGGGGGCTCACCCAGAACATCGACCAGAACATTCGTCCTGGCGTACTGCTCAATCGCCTGGTGTTGCTAACCGGTGATTCCATCAGCTTCAACAGCAACATCGTGGCCGAAGCCGACAAGCTCTATGCCAAGCTGGCCGTCGAGCTGGGCGGTAATGCCACCGATTACGTTCACAGCCTGGGAGTGGATGGCGCCACCTTGGAAACGCTACGCACTACCCACTGGGCCAGAATCGCCACGGATCTTTATGTGCCGGAATCCTCACGACTCGACGTCATCGGGTTGCTTCACGCTGGCACCAATGACCTTACCACCGATACCTCTGGCGGTTTATTGCCCAATGGCCAGACGGTGGCCACCACCTTAGAGCGCCTTACCGCGTTGGCAGCCCAATGGAAAAGTTACCACCACGGGATGCCTCTGGGGTACTCGCTGCCGATTGCCCGGACATCGGTTGCCATTACAGCCAAAATCCGGGACTTAATCGCCGCTGTTGAGGCCAATCCATCGGCCTATGGCATCAATGCGCTGTCCCAGTGGGGCAATAACGAGTATTTCGATGACGGGGACGACCCGGCCAACACGACGTACTACGAGACCGACAAGATTCATCCCAAGGCCGCCGGGGTCGCCATCGGCGCAACCAACGCCGCGGCCTGTGTCACTGCACTCACCTAATCAGGAGGCAGCCATGCCCCATATTTATAAACTGACGGACCACCTGAGCCCCCAGTACCAGCTGCAACACTTTTTTGTGCGACTCATCAACGGCAGACGGGTGTTTGACCAGCTTTCCTGGGACTACTTTGGGTGTCTGCCGGTCGACAAGCAAAAACTCTACACAGAGCGCCTCAAAACCCTGGCCGGGCACCTGGAACGCTTTAATTCCAAACTCGGCAGGCGGGTGGTTCCGAATCGCGGCTATTCTTGCCCGGTGGCCAACGCCCAGGCGGGCGGCGGCGAAAAAAGCGAGCACCTGCTGGCCACGGCAGTCGATTTCGATTGTTCAGCCAGAGAGCAGAAAACGCTCGACCTGGACAATTGGCCCGGAGGCTACGGCAAGGCCAACACCTGGTGCCATATCGACACGAGGCCCAAGAGAGCACGGTGGACGTATCCATGAAAGCACTTTCCATCGCCGGTGGCGGCGTTCGAGGCATCGCCCTGGCTGGCGTGTTACGCGCAGGCGAGATGATGGGGCACTATCACCCGCATCGCTATGACATCATCACTGGCGATTCATTTGGCGCCCTGGTAGCGGCCCTGGCTGCCAATCACTGGAGCCCTTTGGAGATGGCCAGTTTTTTCGAGCGGTCTGATTTCAAAGGCCTGTTGAGCGGCTGGATTCCATGGAAAATTCGAGAGCTTGGCATTCTGGCCAAGCCAGTAGAGCTCAACCGGGTAGCGGCCTACCTGGACAGCCTTCAGCTTGAACCGGTCAACGGCCTGGTCATCAATGCCTGGGATGCGGAAGACAACGCCCAGGTGCTCTACTGCCATCGTAAACCAGAGGGCGTGATTGAATCGGCCACCGTCAAAACCGTATGGGTGGAAAACGCATTCACGGACCTGGGCTTTGGCACGGTTCTCACACGTTCGATGGCCCTGCCTGGCCTGGTAGCCGATTCACGCCGCTGGATGGATGGCGGCCTTGGTGAGCATCCACCATTGAGTTTTCTGCCTGCTGACGCCGACGTGACCGCCATCGTCCTTGGCTTCCCTGGCACAGTCAACCGAGGCGGTGACACCACGCCGAATGGTTTGCTCAAGCGGGCGCTCTATGCCTACGAGGTGACGGCAGCCACCCGTCATCGCATGGCCCTGGCAAGGTTCGCCAAGCTCAAGGTCATCGACCCACGGTTGTATGACCTGGCCTCACCAGTTAAGAACGTGGATACCGCCGACTTCAACATCGACCGAGACACCAAGCGCGCCCTCTTCCGCCAGGGCAAGCTCGGCTCGTACAGCCAGTGGGGCTAGACTGCTACTAAAGCGGTGATTCTTTCATGCTTTCTAGCTGCTTCCCAGAGCTCACAATTGGATTGTAGATTCATCCAAAACTCTGGTGTGGTACCAAACGCGTCTGCTAATCGCAGAGCAAGACGCGGAGTAACACCCTGTTTGCCGTGGATTATATTATTTAATTGTCCACGTTGAATACCAAGGTGCGCTGCAATCTGTCCTTGGCTTAAACCAAGGGGCTTTATATACAACTCTTCCAAAATTTCTCCAGGATGAGCTGGTTTCCTTTCTTTCGGGCGCATGTCTCACGAACTCCTAGTTACTGGTCCAATCCTTCACCTTAATTGCCCCTGGTGCTAGTCGGTTTTGCTAGTGATAGTCGAGTATTTCTACCTCATGGGCGTTTCCATTCTCAAAGCGGAAGACAATCCGCCATTGATCATTGATTCGCACGCTGTACTTGTCCTGCAGCTCTCCCGATAGCTTCTCCAGTCGGTTGCCCGGCGGTGAAGCCATGTCCTGCAGTTCGGTGGCAGCGTTTAAGGCATCCAATAAAAGCTCTGACCGACGATGCAACTCATGCGGAAACTTGCGGGTTTCCTTGGATGATCTGCCGTGAAACAGATTTTCGGCGAGCTTGTTAGCGAATGTCTTAATCATGATGTTATCACTGTATCATACACTTATACAGTTTTAAAGCCTTAAGGCCCCAATGTTACACTATGTGTAGGATTCAGCCCTTCAAAAAAAATTGGGTCCTTCCGGGGCCTCCGGAATGCGGGTGACGCGCAACCCCGATAATCGGCGATTTGTTAAATTTTTTTTTGGGCAGTTCGTTTCGCCGCTAGGATTTGGGTTTGAACGTTTTCTGAAGCAATCCGCCCAGGGCTTTTCTGAAAACATCACGCTCAGACCTGGAAATATTTCGCCAGACGCCACCCCGATGAATGCTGTAGCTGGTATAGCCTTCGATATCGATGACGAACCTATAGTCACCCTGGCCAGATGAACGAATCAGGACTGAATAAGGCTTTGAAGTATCTATATCAAATCTTTTTGGCGCTTCAATCGCCAGCAATTGCCTTGCTTGCTCGACGGTCAGCGTATCGTTGTCTTTGTGCTCGGCGCCAGTCCCATGGCCGGATGCCCCCATCGGGCTGCACCCAAAGTCCGACTCGTCTGGCTTGTGCTGATCGCTCATTCGTTTTGTAGCGTCCCTTGCTGAACTGGGTAGCATCGAAGGCATAGCCCTGCTGAACCATCGCCTCACCAATATCATGACCGGTCAAAGTAGCCGTGCAAACTCGTCTTTTAAATGATTTCCCCTTACAGGTGAGCTGGACGTCTTTATAGAGAATCATACGCCGGAGAGCATCCCTGGCCACGTATCCATAGGGCTGTTTGAGCTCTGGGGCATCGATGCCGTTCATCCGGACGCTGGTTCCGGAACAAGTCCTAAACGTGTCGCCGTCGTGAACCTTGCAAACGGGTTCTGCAAAGCATACTGAAGGTAGGAAAAAAGCTAAAATGGGAATCAGAACGCGCATTTTAGGCACACAAGGCTTGATGCATTGTTCTAATTGTAACAGAGTGTTGCGTAAGAAGAGGTATCAGGAGCGTTCGAGCTACTTCTCTATTGCTCCACCAAAGTTTACAAGTGCCAGTATTGGCCAATGTTCGGAACGGTTCTTTCAGCTCAATGAGCGGGTTTCCGTCTTTGACAGAAAAGTTCGAACACACCAATTTCAAAAGTAACGCGTTTTCTTCCACAGTGCCTGCAATCCAGCTTGAATACAAGGTTTCGCCGAGTTCGAACAACATTTGAACGGTCTCGTAATAATCGATATCCGCATTCCCGATGGCCTGTAACTCAATTTCTAAGTTTTGGATTTTTTCTTTGTACTCTGCGGCCAGCTCCTGAAAGAATTCAGCGTCGATTATCCCGGCCGTGCGGTCTCTGTATGCCTGCTGAATTGCGCTTTTGGCGTTGGTTAGTTTTCTGCGAATCTCGCTGGCCTGGTGCTCGTCCTGTCGTTGTTTGATTTTGTCGGATTCAGCCACTGCAAGGCCTATGGCATCTTTGACGTGTTCCGGAAAGCGAATCCGGAGAAACGTTTGCTTGACCGCTTCTGACATCTTGATTTCGTTGATGTAACCCTGGGAGCATTCCCCGCGGTGCGCCTTCGTGACACACCGATAATAGGTGTATTTTCCGCCTTTTTTTAGCTCTCCAACGAGCGGCGAGCCACATTCACCACAGTTGACGATGCCACGGAACACAAAGGTGTTTGCCGTGTAACTGAGCGGTTTATTGTCTTTTCTGAGTGCTCTCTGAGCCTGCTGAAATGTGATTTCATCCACCAGCGGCTGATGCCTGCCTGGGTAACGCTCTCCGTTGTTGTGAACCTCGCCCAGGTAGAGACGATTCGTTAGTATTTTCTGCAGCGTGGCGGCTTGGATGACCGGGATGCCAGGCTTATAAATCAATCCGGATTCGAAGAGTTTATCGGCACAGGCCCGCAGTGAGTAAATTCCAGAGGCAAACAGGCTGAATGCTTTCTTTACAAAAGCGGCACCTTCCGGATCCACCTGGAGCTCACCCTTGACCATTTGATAACCGAGCGGAGCCTTACTCGACCATCCGCCTTGCTTGGCCTTTTCTCGCTTGCCTTTCTTGATTTCCTCGGAGAGGTTGTCCACATAGTGCTGGGCGAGGGCCACTTTGATGTTGTGTATCAGCTTCGTGTGGGAGCTGGCGTTTTGGCAGATGATCTCGCCTTCTTTGACGTAGTGGACGGACACACCTTGTTCCTGCACAAGGCTGTTGATGGTTAGTTCATCATGGTAATTACGGGTGAGACGGTCGGTTTTCTCCACTAGGAGGATTTTAGGGGCGTTTTTGGCTTTTAGTGCCTTAACCATCCGATTGAAGGCAGACCGGCCTGGTTGCTTCGCGGTTTCAACGTCGATGAACTCCTCGGTCACTGTGAAGCCTTGGCGGTCAGCATACTCCTGGAGCATACGGAGCTGGGCCGGAATGCTGTAGCCTTCGTCCTCTTGCTTGTCGGAGGAGACGCGGGCATAAAGAAAACAGCTGCTATTTTTCATCTGACTTGTTCATATCGGCCAGATTTTGATTAGCAGAACCCTGATTAAAGGCACCTGCCAGACCGCCAGCAAGCATCAGCCAGAAGAGAATGTAAACCCACCAAGGCAGACCGCCTAAAAACGTAAATTGCATACCGATTATCAAGGCGCTCGATATACCCAGAGCAATATACCCATTCTTTTGGCTGCGAGTAGAACGTTTCCATCGTTCTTTGAATGATTTTGGCTCATTATCCATAGTGTTAGCCTTCCCTAAGCTAATCATGATTCTTTCGCATTAAACTGAGCTATATCATCTTTACACATACGATTGTTTTTTGCTACATGTGTAAATCTCAAGAAATATATTGCGTGTTGATTGCCTGAATTAGTGCCAAGGTAACTGTTTTGGAGGGGAACAGTTATGTTCGTTTTTGTGTGTCCGGTAACCATCTGATTTAAACGAAGAAAGCGGGGAGAAAATGCTCCAAAAAGCCAGCGAAACTGGTTTAAATTTGCATTGCTTATTTGACGAATTGGATGAGGATTCATTGTGTCAGGTATTCCGGCGGCTAGATGGTGAAGTTACTGGATTATATGAGTGTATGTTGCTTAATTGGCTCTGTGATTAAAATAGCGACGCGACTCGATTAAAGTAATCATTCTGGGTTAGGCGAGTTCGATGCCATGGTGTTCGGCGGTTGTAAACGCTATCACTCCATTTACTTGCATACTGCAAAAGTTCTGGGCTATTAAAAATAGCGTCAATTGCTTTGATATAAAGTTCATCTGGAATAGGTGTATCAAGCCCTTTCAAGGTTTTCCACACTCCAATGGCATAACGAATCGAATCTCTCAAATCTTCGTTAGTCGAGTAGTGATCTTCATATCCCAAGCGATCTCGGACCCGCCACCATTCTTCAAATACCGTACCCTTTTGGGCCTCAATTGCTTTATCAGTTTTTACATTGTCTGGTTTTGACTTAAATTCTGCACGGAGCTCAATGCCGCCATTCGATGTTGGCTCATTAGAATTCCTGAGAACCTGGGCCACGAAAACGACAACAATCACAATAAAGATGATGAGGAGGATCGGCCAGATGAACTGAATAACCTGCCAAAGTATGGCCAATAAAACAACTGCACCAATAATAAGCGCAGGCACGGCGTTATTCCTTTTCTTTACCTTCAAAGTATTTCTGTGCAAAACGCTTTTTGCTGTCCTTATCCGGGAAACGCTGCTCCAAAGCCTGAATAACAACCTCAGGAGGCAGCTTCCCTATAAAATCAGCGAGTAATCCAAGGGTATCCGGGGCTAGTTGCTCGTCACTATCTGGGCTTTTTCCATCATACACCCTCAATAAAGCTATTGGGCTGGCTCCTAAGGCCCTTGAGAGGGACAGAAGAGTGTCAACACTTATGCTTGGAGGGTTTGGCTTGTCTGCTGTTTCGCCATTGACAACCCATCGGACGTACTGATGGGACAAACCAGCCTCTTTGGCTAGCTTTGCCATATTCCAGTCTTTAGCTGAAAGCAGTTCGCTTATGTATTGGCCGAATTTCCACATATTCAACTATAGGTTCCTGGCATCGAACCTATGGGGTTGACCAAAATCACCCAAGGGTTTAAGATGTACCTATAGGTTAATAGGTGAAATATGAAGAAATTTTCGGCGAGAAAATTAGATGCACTCCTGAGTGATGAAAGAGTTTCTATAGCTGGCATCCAACGGTTTGCCGGTGTCTCACACAATTGCATCCGTAAGTTAAGACGGGGATTGTCAGTCCCTTCCGCAAACACGCTCGCTGTTTTGGCTGAAGCGTTTGAAAAGCCTATAGAGTATTTTTTTGAGGAAGAATCAACCTCTGGGGAAGTTTTGAAAAACGGCACTAGGTAAACAACCTGTAACAAAGCACTAGCCAACAGGAAGGCAAAAACAGCCATGACGCGGGATGGAAAACCCAATAATCGACGTCCACACGTCGTCATCGCCTTTGGCCGTGACGCAATCACCGACGACTTGCTGGAGCGCTCCCAGTCGGCGCTCGACGAAGCAGGCATCGGCAGCGAAGAATCCAAGCACAACCTGGCCAGCGTGATGCGCCATCTCAAAATGATGCGTGCCAACCGTCTGCTGCGTGAACAACAAGCAACAGAAGCGTAATTAGGGAAAGGAACCACAGCCATGCGCCACAAAACACCCAAAGCCGAGGCAGCCTGCTGCCAACGTCATGCGGCTTTGCAGGTCATTCGTACTACGGACACAACTACAAATACTACCGCAAGCGTAAAAGGTGGCAAGTCCGTTTCCCGAGGCTATACGGCGGAATCCTATATTAGCAGTGGCGGCTATACGCTGGCGAACGCAGCGGTGTTCCTGTTAGTGGCCATCCAGGTAATGATGCTCCTGATGGGCTTTGGTCTGGACTGGCCTGCGGCCGTTGATTGGTTCGCCCACGCACTATTCAAAGGCTTCTAGTCCCGTGTCTGAGTTCCCTGTTACGAACTACGTGCCATCCTCGGGGCCGGTGGCCCCTGTCTCTGTCACCCTGGCGCAATCGGGAGCGCAGCGGCCTCCAAAGCCGATGGTTGCAGGTTCGAATCCTGCGGGTGGCGATTCCTTCTCCTCTAACCAACAAACAATAACCAAGTCATTACCCTTCGTCCCGGCTTCGGCCGGTTTCCCTGTCCAACCAGGTTCGGGCTTCGGGTCTGCCATCCCTGAAGTAACCGGTTCGATTCCGGCAATGGACTCATTTACACCCAGCGTCGTCAGTGTTCCGCCGTTTTTGCCTCGTATCGGGCTGACGGCAGTCGTTCTCGTGGCATCCGCACTGTTTTTCCGGCGCTGACTCGTTAATAGGCGGCATAAAAGGAGAGCTCTGGTTTATGACCCTGGCAGAGAAAGAGAAAGGCATCACCGATGCGCTGACGGGCAAGCGTCACGTCAAAGTCGAGGATGAGGCCCACTGGCATGAGCTTCGCGCTCAGAATATCGGCGGCTCCGAAGTGGCGGCCCTGTTTGGCGAATCGCCTTATATCACCCGGTTTAATCTCTGGCATCAGAAATCGGGCAAGGTAGCCCGTCCGGAGTTCGGCAACGAGCGCATGCGCTGGGGGACATTACTGGAGCCCATGATTGCCCAGGGCATAGCCGAGGAACAGGGTTGGAAAATCCAGAAGGTTCGCCGCTACCTGCTCCATCCGACTGTCAAAGGCATGGGCGCCAGCCTGGACTATGAAATTTTAAACCACCCGGATGGCCCTGGCTGCCTGGAAATCAAGAACGTGGATCGGTCCGTGTTCTATTCGTCGTTCCAAGTGAACGAAGACAAGTCCATCGAGGCGCCGCTCCACATCGAGCTCCAGCTGCAGCATCAGCTGGCCGTCACCGGCAGAACCTGGGGCGCCATAGGCATGCTGGTGGGTGGGAACGAGTCCCACGTCATCATCCGGAAGCGGCACGAGACCACCATCAGAATGCTGGAGGAGGCCGTTGCCGAGTTCTGGGAAACGATCCAGCTGGGCCAAGTTCCAGAGATATCCGATTCCGCCGACCTGGCCACGGCGGCCAAGCTGTTCGAGGGTATCAACAAGGTGGCCGTCATCGACGATGGCTCACTGCTGGAACTCTGCGAACTGTGGGAGCGTGCTAAACAGAACACCAAAGAAGCCAAAGACAACGAGGACCTGATCAAAGCCAAGTTTATCGAGGTGCTCTCCAAAGCCGAGGCGGATGTGGCTGTGGGTGACGGATACAAGGTCACCTATAAGGAAATGACCCGAGCCGAGCACATGGTTAAGGCCTCGACCTATCGTGTGCTCCGGGTGACCAAGATGAAATTGAAGGAGGCCAACGATAATGGCTAATCAACTAGCAACCGCTCCAGACGGCAGTAAAGGCATTACGAAAACAGACTTTGCAGCAGCCATGGCGAAAGTCCAGGACCCAAAGGCCGCCACGAAGGACCGGGCCAACGCCATGGGCGTCCTAGTCGAGTCCATCCGTTCCGACATCACGGCGGTGATGCCGCCTCACCTCGACTTTAACCGCCTGAAACAGATGTTCGTGTTGAACATCAAACAGACGCCCAAGCTCCTGGAGTGTGACCCTGGCTCCCTGATGAAAAGCCTCATCACGGCAGCGGCGATGGGTCTGGAGCCGGATCCGTACCACGGCCAGGTTTACCTGTTGCCTTACGGTCAGCAAGTCCAGGTCATTCCCGGCTACAAGGGCCTGATGCGCCTGGTGCGGAACAGCGGCGAAATCAGCTCGATTAGCTGCGTGGATGTGTATGCCAACGACCATTTCGATCTCGATTATGGCCGTGAGGAGCCCATCCAGCACAAGCCGGAGCTGAGAGGCCCACGGGGCGATCTCATCGGGTTCTATTGCCTGGTGCGATTCAAGGACGGTTCGAGGCATGTGGAATTCATGACCAAGGCCGATGTCGAGCGCGTTCGGGACGAATCGGCGAACTATAAACAGGCCGCCAAATACGGCAAGCAAAAGGATTCTGTCTGGGGCAAGCACTTCGAGGAAATGGGCAAAAAGACGGTATTCCGCAGAGCCTACAAACGGCTCCCGATGGCCTTAACGCCTCAGATGCGCATAGCCATGCAGATTGATGACGCGGCCCACGATGGCCGGTATGCCACGGTGGACGTGGAAACCGGAGAAGTCATCGATATCTGGGCGCAAACCAGCGAGCCGGATGATGCTGGCCAGGCCGAGAGCAAAGAGCCCCAGCAGTCCCGTCTGGATTCCTTCGCTGGTAAACCGACAGAGCCGCCAGCGGGCGAGAAAGCAGGTAAATGATGCAACAGCCGCTTTCACTGCCTGGATACAATCATGAGCTTGAGCAGGAAATCAGGGAAATTGAACGTGAAATCCTTATGCGTCGCCACGTCTTCGGCAGGATGGTCAACGACGGCACGATGAAACCAGACGAGATGGATCATCGTATTCAGTTGATGGAACGCATTAAGGCACGCTTAGAGGGCCTGAGATGATGGCTAATTTGCCGGTGCCCTACTTCCAGCCTCGCACCATTGTCGTTGAAATGTCAGAGCCAGGACACTACTCCGTTTTGAGCAATGGACAGTTCGCCCACAAGCTCGATTTCGGTGAGGCCTTAACCTGTTTAATTGAGCTGATGCATTCAAAACTCTCAGCAAATGGCAGGTACATGAATAGCATCGACGAAGCCTATAACGCGCTCTACGAGCTTCGCTATAAGGCATCCAATCTGAATAGTGCGAATCAATCCAATGAGGACATCATCACAGTATGAGTTCATCCTATCGCTCATTGGCCTGGCCAGCCCACTTAAATCGGACACCTCGCGAGCATCGCACCGAGAGCCGTTATGGTGCGCACTCCTGGGCACAAGCCAAGGAAAAGCTCGTTTCTGAGCTGGGCCGGTGGAATGCCTACAACATCACCATCTGTTGCGATTATGTGAATCCGAAGGGGACTTTGACCGGCCGCCCACGCCGAGATGACGATCCAGGTGTTGCCGTGTATTTTCGGGTTGGTCAATGCGACTACAGCCTTGCCTGCGATGGCTATTTTCGGCCGGAAGACAATCTCTGGGATATTCACCTCTACCTGACTGAAAAACGAGCCCTCACGCGGCGTAAAACTTCCCAGTCGCTTGAGCAGGAGCTGGCCGGGTTCAAGGCGTTACCACCACCGGCCAAGGCCTGGCACGAGGTTCTGGGTATTTATCCGGACGCCTCGCTGGATGAAGCCGAAGCAATCTTTCGCGCCAAAGCGAAAAAAGCCCATCCGGACGCAGGCGGTTCTGAATCACAAATGCTCGAATTGAACCAGGCTATAGAAGAAGCGAGGAGGCAATTAAGCAATGGCTGAAGCGTTTTGGCTGGTTTGGAACCAGGCCGGTAAAAATCCAACCCACATCCATAGCACTTATGAGAGCGCCAAGCAGGAAGCCGAACGCCTGGCGACAAGGAACCCGATGCACAGTTTTCACGTGATGCAGTGGGTGGGGACGTGCCAGGTTAAATTCCTGGACTGGACGTTTCCGGATAAGGATGCATCAGATTAACACCCTAAACATTGAATTGGAGAATTTCATGACAGTTGCTGAACAACAAAAAGCTATAACCCTGGACGAAGTCAAAGCAGCAATTAAACTACTGCGAGAATTTCATAATACGTCCGGCGATCTCGATAAAGTGCAGGACTACAAGAATGGTTTCATTTTAATCGCCTCATCAGAGCTTTTTGATGATGGCGACGATAGTTTTCAATCGGTTATTTGTTGCACTGGCCAATTGCTGGCTTCTGGTGGTGCAAGCATTGCTCGTGAAGCCTTAAGCCGTCGCTCAACAGCTTTAATGTTTACTCATTTTCTAGCTAATCGGTCGGATCAATTTGTGGATAAGGCAGAGGGTTAGAAATGATGGAGTGCACCCACTGCTTTGAGCCAATCAACCAGGCTTACCTAGCTGAAACCACCGGTGAGCCCTTCTGCGGCAGGGAATGCTACGAACTTGAGTTGGTGGGGGAAATCCTCCGCCGGACCAGCTTAGAGCCTAACAAACTCACTATATCGCAAATGGAGTGGATTCTTTACCAGAAGGTGGCAAGTTGAGGTTTGACTGCTGCGGCGTGGCGGCGTACACGCAAGGCACAAATTCCGCTTAATCCTTTGTGAACTTGGCGGTGGAAACAGCAAAGAGTCGGTTCAAATCCGGCCAGCAGTCAAGAGACAGGGTGCCTATGCCGTCGTAAACATCATAGGGTAGCGACACCTGCTATTCGGGTTCGAGCTATTACTGACCCCAGAGTGGAACGGTGAAACCTTCCGGTGATGAGGCAACCGGCACCCAACAAATCCTAAACCATTCCGAGGTGATCCACGAGATGGTGAAAAGACAGGAGGTGGTGAACTTATGAGCTGTTAAGTCACTAACAAACGACTAGTAAGTAAGCATCGAAGGGGACGATAGAGGGCACAAGTAAGAAAGGCAGGTGATTACCGTGCGGCCGCCCCTAAGAAGGGCATCACCATCATAGGCATAAAGGAGAGTGAACCGTGGCAATTGAGACAGCCGATAACGAGCCCCAGTTGAATTTTGTCAGCAAAACAGAGCGCCTGGAGCATCTGTATGCAATCTCAAAAGAGATAGCAAACCTTAAAAACGACCGCGAGATTAAAGTGAATGAAGCCAACGCGCTCAAGAACGAGATCAAAGCGAAAGAAAAACAGCGTGATGAATTGCTTAACCAGTTGGATTCCGGCCAGCTGACATTCCATACCGAGATTGTGGATTCTGCTGATCCGGAACCGCTGGATGATGACACACCCAGTGATGACGACCTGGAAGAATTTGATCCGGATGGCCCGAAACCCGAGCCTGCCGAAAGCCCGGACGAAGAAACCACCGAAGAAACCGAGGAAGAATCGACCGAGGACGCTGAGTCAGATGCCGAGACAGAAACCCCGGACGATGAATCAAATCCTGATCAAAGTTCTGACGAAGAGCCTTCGTCAGATGACAACGTCCAGGCCATCGCGCCACAGACGCTCAAGTCCCTATCTGCTGAATTAGGCATCAGTATCTCGGATCTACGCCGGTTCTTTATTCAGCAATTCCGGGTCAAAAAAATTCACCTGGGCCAGCGCCTGACCCAGGGCCAAATCGCTGCCGCCCGCAAGTTTTACCGCAATAACGACGAGGTGGAAAGTGCCTAGCCAGTTGACGCATCACGTCACCCTGGTGCTTGACCAGGCCAGTGTGAATACTGGATTTGCCGTCGTCGAAGCTGACCCGTCTCACCCCGTCGCTTACGGGGTGACGGGCAGGCTTCTGACCTCTGGTGTCATCCGGATGAAAGGCCCCACCACCAGCCTGATGGATCGCCTGAACGTACTCAGAACCGATCTCGTCACCCTCATGACCCAGTTTCGTCCCACTGAGCTGGTGATTGAACACACCACGCCTATTCGGCGGAGCGGAGACACCACCAACGTGATGGGCGCTGTCTCTGCGCTTTGCAAGGATTTTGCTAAAACCTACGGCCTGGCCTTTTATGCCGTCTCTCCCACATCAATCAAGGCCCGGATTGCCGCCAATGGCAGCGCCAGCAAGGACGAGGTCAGAGCGGCCGTCCAGACGGTCTGGAATATGAAGGGCTCGAAGATTGTGGACGACAACCACGCCGACGCACTGGCCGCTGCATTCGTCTGGTTAATGAGTGGGGATGAATACCGCAAGGCGGCGGCACTAAAGCGGGAAGCACGGAGGCGGGTTCTCTGATGAAAAAACAGCTTGAAAACATCATGACGGCGCTGCAAAAGATGCACACCAAGCGCCAGGAGTTAAAGACCAGACTGCAGGAAATCCAGGCCGAGCTGGCCAGACTGGAAGCAGCCATGGTGCCGTTGAAACAAGCCTATGACTCTATCCAATCGCTGTGTGGATCGGAACCCCAACGGGAAACGGTTGTTAAATCCAAAAACGGGTACAAAAAGCCGATATTTCAAAAGATTTGCATTGATTGCGGCAAAGCCTTTGAAGCTAACAGCCAATGGCGCAAATACTGCGGGGACTGCCGCTCATGACCCTGGCTACGTCGGATAATATCGTGACGCCGATTGATTTGCGCGATTACCAGCAGGAAGCGCTGGATCGGATTGCTATGGCATTCGGGGCAGGTATTAAGGGCGTGTTTCTCCAGCTGCCCACCGGCGGTGGCAAGACAGTGATATTCAGTGAATTCATCCGTCAAAATGTGATGGCCGGACGGCCTGCTGTGGTTGTGGCCCACCGGGGCGAATTAATCACCCAGGCATCCAAGACGATTCGGCGCATGGGCCTGCGTCACGGCATTATCAAAGCCAATGACAGTACGGAAAAAATGGCCGCCATCCAGATTTGCAGCATCGATTCAATGCGAACCAGATCGCTCCCTATCGAGCCTTATGTGATTGTCATCGACGAGGCCCACCTGGCCAAGGCGTTTCGCTATGGCCGTTTTCTGGCCCGTTATCCCAAAGCCAAACTCTTGCTGGTCTCGGCCACACCCTGGCGTCTGGATGGCTCAGGCTTTGATGACATGGCCCAGGAATTGATCCAGGTGGCCACCATCGAGGAGCTCATCAACCACCCAGAAGGTCCCTATCTGGTGCCCCCGGTGATGATTAAAGGCGATGACCTGGGCGGTCTGTCCCGAGTGCGTAAAATGCACGGAGACTATATCCAGAACGAATTAAGCCATTACATGAGCCAGACAGAGCACCTGGAGGCGGTGGTGAACCAGTACAAACGCCACGCACTGGGACGACGCGGAATTGTATTCTGTGTCGGCATCGAGCACTCAAAAGCCATGGCTCAGAGTTTTAACGCGGCAGGCATCCATGCAGAGCACCTGGACGGAACCACACCCGATGCCGAGCGAGCAAGTATCCTGGCCAGACTCGAAGCCGGGCATATTGATATCGTCACCAATGCCAACGTGCTTTGTGAGGGCGTGGACTTGCTCTCAATCTCCTACATCGGCCTGGCACGTCCGACCCAATCCAAAGCCCTGTACATTCAACAAGCCGGTCGAGGCCTACGCCCGTGCCCAGAGAGCGGCAAGCGTGACTGTATCCTGATTGACCACGGTGAACTGGTGGAAACCCACGGCCACCTCCTGGACGAACACGAGTGGACGCTGGCTGACCGAGATAAAAACGCGCCGATTCCGCCGAGCAAATACCGGCTGAACGAAGCCAATGGCATCTGGGAAAAGGGACTTAGACTGAACGACGCAATCCGACGCCCAGCCACCACCAGCAAACCGCTGCCGAACTTTGTCTTGCTACCAGAAGACTTTACGCCACCCAAAGTGGAAACACCGGCGATCGTCAAACGGTTTATCCAGTTGTTGCGGTTTGCCAGGGCCAACGGAAAACCCGCCAGATGGGTGGCCCAGCAGATTGGCATGCATCAGGGCTTCCAGAATTTAGGCTCGTACCTGGGCAGCCGTTACGCCGAGCAATTAATCGTTCAGCACTACGAGGAGGCCTCCCATGCTTGAGCAGGGAATGAGTCTGCACCAACCCATCCCAGCACCGAAACGCTGTGTGATTCCGCCAGCGCTGCCTCATCACAAAGAGGCGGCGATGCGCTTGCTGGCAGACAAACCAGGCAAGTACGAACGAACCGTCATCCTGGCCAATTACATTGCGTGTCACGAATTCGCCGAAGAGGAGCGCCGCAAGCGCCTGTCTGCCGAGAGCGAGGTCAAACGGTTAAAAGCCAGGCTCCAGGAGGCACAGGAGGCCGGAATGAATGTCTAGCACAGAGGCCACCCTGTTCGATGTGATGCGGCGCTATGACCACGCCATGGTGGCCTGGAACCGTCGCAGAGGCATCTGGAACTGTTACCTGATGACCACCGGGGATATTCCAGGATCGGCCATTAGCGCATCCGGACGAACGCCTGAAGAATCCTATCAGGCCTGTGTGGATAAATATCGGGAGGGAGCAGTGCGTGAGTAACGAATCGTGGAATGTGTCACTGCCAGGGTGGCTGCCGGAGTGGCTGGCCGATGCCATTGCCTGCTTTATCATCTGGGGCTGTGTGTACCCGGCTGTAGTATTCCTAAAGCTCCTCAGCAACGACACCAGGCCCACCGAGGTCTCGATTCATAAGTCTATCAATCGGAATAATCGCGGAGAGTAAGCAAGAGAATAGCGGGAAATATAGGTTAGAGAGACATGCGTTGGTTCAAGCACATATCAACGGCCAATAGAGACGAAAAGTTGGCGATAATCCTGGATGAATTCGGGCCAGAGGGCTATGGCATTTATTTTTTAATCCTGGAAACCATCGGCGAACAGATGGACGAAACCGACCGAACCCATGTCGAACTTCCGGTCTCAAGTTGGAAAAGAATCCTCAGAATTTCTGAAAAAAAGATCAAAAACTTCCTACTTTTCTGCGAAAACTTGAAACTTTTTAAAATTTCTTTCACAGAAAACCGTCAGAATTTGATACGCATCGATTGCCCTAAGATGGTTGAATACAGGGACGAACACACCAAAAAGCAAAATAAAAAACTCCGGAGTGAATCCGTAGCGACTCCGGCCCAAGATACAGAGTTAGAGACAGAGTTAGAAACAGAGAGAGAAAGCACGCTAACGCGTGCCGCGTGCGCAGACGATGCCGAAAATGAAAAATTTGTTTCCGATGCCGTCGACTACCTGGTGGCCTCAAAAAACCCGAATCTGACCAACCTGCACTGGGCAGGCGGCACGGTAAGGCGCGTGCTCGGCAAAGCCAAGGCTCAGTATCCCAACCTGGGCGATCTGGTGCTTCGCGAATGCTGGCAGCAAACCGTGGACGCGGCGACTTCTTCCGGCAAGTCAGCGCCCAAGTGGTTCGAGTCGGCATTCTGGGGGCGCATCCAGGACTACCGGCCCGACGGCCAACGCAGAGGCCAGACCGTGAGTAAGCCAGCCACCACGCCACGCTGGAAGCAGATTCTCGACCACTTGGACGAAGGCGGCCAGGTCCGCTGCATTACCGACGGGCGGGTTTTTAGCAAGCACCAGGTCGAGTTCCGGGCTATCAACCCACGAGCGCCTGGCGAATCCAGCGGGGATCTTTTTTACCTCAGTGACGAAAGCGGCGAAAACTGGGACGGGGCCGGATGCCAGCCCGGGCTATTGGAAATCATCCGGGGATAGTGGGAAACGAGAATAATGGCAGCAGAGATGAACGAGAGGCAGATGCAGCTGGTGTACCCGGTCGAGAGCATCACGCCCCAGAGCGCGTTTCACAAACGACTGACCTACTTCATCGGCACCAGTGGACGAACACCGGTGCAGGTGGCTCAAATGATTGGCGTGGGTGAAGGCACGATCCGGCGGTGGATGGAAGGGCACGAAGGCCGCTTCGAGCCGAACTCACAGCAGGTGTCTAAGCTGTGCCATCTGTTTGGCATCACGCCGAATGACCTCTACGGCCTGTACTCACGGGACATCCGCCCGATGGTGCCACCCATCACCCGGCGGGAGCGACGGTATCTGGAGTTGCTCACGCTCAACGGGCAGGCACCGGCCTCGCTGATTCGGAAAATCGCCCAGGTTATCAACATGCGCACCGGTCACATCACACGCCTGGAACTGATTCTCGACGGCGTCACCGAGGTAATCCAGGAAATTGAAACCCTGATGGAGGATAAAAAGCTGTGATATCAATCAGCGTCGATACCACCAAAGCCATCAAAGGCTTGTCTCAGCTGGCCAAGGACCAGCTTCCATTTGCCAATGCGCGAGCGTTGACCTGGACGGCCTCGGATGCCCAGAAGGCAATTCGTAGGGAGCTGCCCAGGCGGTTCATCATCCGGAACAACTATGTGAGCAAGGGCATCCGCATCGAGAAGGCGACCAAGGCCAATCAGGCCGCCAAGGTGGGCAGTGTGGACGAATTTATGGAGCGTCAGGACAAAGGCGGGACGAAGCGCCCCAAGGGTAGACACGTGGCTATCCCGGTGAAGATTAAACGCAACAAGCGGGATATCGTCACCAAGTCCAACCGGCCACGGCGAATCCTGGACAAGTCCGGGCCGCGTCAGCCCTTCATCGCCACGGTCAAAGGCCGCCTGGGCATTTACCAGCGGGTGACAAAAGCCAGAACACCCATCCAGCTACTCTATGCCCTGCGTCCAACGACCCAAGTGAAAGCCCGGTTCGAATTGGAGCGTACGGTTCAGAAAGTCGTGGACGAGCGGTTTGAGCGCCTGTTCAAGCTCTCCCTCGATGACGCAATTCGTTCAAGGCTCTGATGCGATGACAAGGCTGACACTGGAGCAGATTGGCGAACGCACCCGAATGATTCTGAAACTTCACCGGCAGGGTGTCAGCAAACGGGCCATCGGCAAGCAGTACGGGCTCACCGGGGAGCGTGTCGGGCAGATCATCAAGCAATGCAATCAACCCATCGGAGGGAATCAACACAATGAAAACCGTGATAAATTACCTGGTGGCAGCCCCCTTGCTGGCCCTGGCCGCTGTGTTTTGTGTCATTGGAAAAGTTGAAAGATTAGAGACATGACGTTTTATATTGATTTTAAATTTACGGCCCAGGGTGAGCTGATTAATTCAGTTCCACAGGAAGGCGACAAAACCCCGTTTCTAAGCATGCTACTGACTAAACGGATGCAGGCTTGCCAACCAACCCGTGTCACGGTCACGGCTGTTGAACCGTTAGAGGCTGTGGGCGAGTGATGTCTAAAACAGTACTAGATGTTTGCTGTGGCGGAAAGATGTTTTATTTTAATAAAACTAACCCCTTGGTTCATTTCTGCGATATCCGCCACGAATCACAAACCCTCTGCGATGGACGCATATTTACAGTGTCCCCTGATACGGTTTGCGATTTTACAAATCTTCCATTTCAAGATGATTCATTTCATATGGTTGTCTTTGATCCACCCCACCTCGTGAAGGTGGGTAGAAATTCATGGCTGGTTAAAAAATATGGGAAATTACCAGCTGATTTTACGCCTTTATTAACCGCAGGATTTCGGGAGTGTTTCAGGGTGCTGAAACCCAATGGAACTCTAATATTTAAATGGAACGAGACAGATATCAAAGTATCTGAAGTGATAAAACTAACCGATCAAAAACCGCTATTAGGCCAAATGACGGGTAAAAACGGCAAAACACACTGGATAGTTTTTATGAAAGATTCAGAAGGAAGTTGAAATGACCACTAACGACCAAGCCACCCCAAGCAGTCTACAATCCGGGAACTTATCAGATGAATTTGAAAAACATTGTCGTGATAGAGACAAGCAGAAAACCGAGCATTTAAAAAAACTGGTCGTGGGTAAGGATACGGTCTTGGAAAGTGAAATCATCATCACATATAAAAAGCCTGAACAATCGGAGGATGAGTAGTGCTGGAAACCCTTTTTTTTATTTGTTGTTTTACGTCGGGATGGCTAACCGGTGCTCTTATTACTTCTCTGCAACGAAGAGGGCGGATACGATGAGCTACGACGTCAGTTTTGAGATTGATACCGGCGCAGGACGATCTGTCGAAATTGCTCGCTTCAGCTACACAT